CACTATCTGAGGAATTATCTGGGTTGGAGGAGGATGTTGGAACGCTATGGGCAGGAAGTGAATATCTCACGTTGCTTGCATGAGGCGCTGGGGCGCCCCATGCAACACGTAATTGGGACATAGCCTAAAATAACCGTCTTTGAATTTTGAATGAGGTATGCAGGGGTGGGTAAAAAAGCGGCAACAATAGGGGATATCGGCACAGACCATGATGGCTACGCGCCTTCGAAAATAATCTCAGGCTCACCCGATGTACTGATTGATGGAAAACCGGTTGCCCGAGTGTCTGATCAACTCGAACCCCACACAAAACCAGGCAGCTCCCCTCACCCTCGATCGATTGCATCCGGTTCATCGACAGTGTTCATCAACGGTCTGCCAATGGCGATTACAGGAGGAAGTGTTGGCTGTGGAGGCGTCATTATTGGCTCCAGCAGTGTGATCGTCGGAGACATGGCCCCAGCCGCGAAGCGCATGAGCATGTCAGCACCGGCCCAGGAAGCAAAAACATCGGCTGCAAAACCGCCTATGCCTCCCATCATGGATGATTGGAAACCTGTTCCAGGTTACCGAGGCTTGATCTACCACACCAAGCGACAAATGGATGACTACCAGGCCGATGACCTTCCAAGCGGCGATATGTCTATGGGCGAAATAATGAGGTTGGGCGAAATGTATAATTTCGCCTTTAGCCCAGATGCTTTCATTTACCCGCCAGCCATTCATTTTGGTATTCTGCGCACGGCGGTTCAATTCGTCTCTCTTGGTGAATATGGGCCCATTATTGGCAGGCTCATTAATCACTTTGAAGGCTCCAGCGGGGCAACCTATACAGATCCGCTGTTAGACAAGGCAATGAAAACGCACGTCACGACGAAAGCATTTACAAACCGTATCCAAAATCTCATCGGCGAACGCTTAACGGCTGGAGGTGGCATTCTCAACGCGGATGATCGCCACCCCATCCAGACGGGTCTGAACAGCTCAGTCTCATTACCAAAGTTCGATACGATGGCTGACTGGGTGAATGGATTGGGTATTGCCGTCCACGACGTCTATGCCGTCCGCGTTGAGCTCACCGAACTTGAATACAAGGGACATGAATTCCGAGGGGTTCTGACTTATAAGATCCAAGACCACTTTGGCCTGGATGACCTAGATGTAAATGGCGGTAAGAAGTTTGAATATTTGGCTCCATTCCGTTCATGGTTCCTGCTCCAACGATATGAACGTTACGCCTACAAACCCTTCATTACTGAAATGAATTTTACTGCTGATATAAAAGGATCATTCTGATGCCCCGTCCTGTGCTTATCTGGTATCTGCTGGCCTACGTTTTGCTGGGATATGCCGCATTGAATAGAGGGTCACATGTGCCGGACTCGTATGCAGGGCTTGCTTTCGCCATTCCTATGATATGTATCCCAATTAGCATAGGTATTACGGTCTGGGGAGTTCTGGTTAACGCCAGCAAAAAACGATTCAGACTCATGCTGGGTTACATACTGGCCGGTCTTGGCTTGTATGGCTTACTGCAGGTAATCGTTGCCTGACACAAAAAAACAGTGGGCCATCTGCCCACTGTTTTTTAACTGAATAGATCTCCCTGCAGCCGTTTCCTGGTTAACTGCCGCTGCTCTGCCACCACCGCATAGGTCTGCGGCACTGACAGGCCATGCTTGCGGGCTAACAGGTCGATATTGCGGCCGTTGAATTCATCCCAGATAGCCCGGTCGCGCAAAGCAGCTTTGAGGTGATCACCGGTGGGGATGTAATACGCTCGCCCTCCCATGTAATGTGCCTGCACCAACGCCAGTTTGCGGGCCTGAGCCAAGGCAAGTTCCGACGTCATACCACCTCTGGCCAACTCGCAGGCCAGTACATCCACCAGCTCAGCCAACGCCTTGGGCCATTTGGCCGTCAGCTCGGTCGTCGGGATCTGGTCGAGGCGATCCACTAACTGCCCCAACGATTCGTGATCGTCAGCGAACAGGTCCAGATTCTTATCCATGTCGCATCTCCTCAAACGCCGCAAGGACGACCTGATAACCGGCCACCCGGCCAGTTCTCTCATTGGTGGGGATCTTCTTCCTGGCCCTTTGCAACGCCTCGACCATCTCCCGCTTGTGCCAGTTTTTTAGAGACTCCAACACCGGATAAGCCAGCGCATCACTGAGCCACGCCACTTCGGCGACACCAATACCCCTGTTAATCCGCACCGTCTGGCGCTCTACATAGTGATTGAGCGCCGTCTCGCTACCATCACGCAGCAGGCCATGGCGGTGCATGGTAATCCAGATAGCCCGGATCACGCCTATCTCAGCGGTCTTGGTCGGGGCGCCGCGAGTCGGGCTTAAACGCTTTGGTTTGCCCCCGTTTACGGCTCGTTTAACGGTCGGTTTAAACCCTGCCCCCTTCATGGCCAGCAGCACTTTGTCCAACTCCTGGAGCGTCAATTCTGCCGCAGAGCGTTTGCCACTCTGCTGGGCCAGCAGTTCCCGATAGGTTTCTTCATCCAGCCCCAGGGAGCGGCGGCCCACCTGTACCAACCGGATCAATCGGGTACGTTCATTGCTGCTTGTTGTCATGATCCCTCCCCACATTTGCCACCCAGATTTGGCCGGCGACCACGTCATCCCCACTACGCCATTGCGGACAATGACGATCGAGCCACTGCTCGGCCCCTTTCTGGCTCAATGGGCCGAACTTCATCACATAGGCCAGCAAGCCCTGCCAATTAGACGCTGCCATGACTGACCTCTGCAGCTCTGGCCTGCTGTAACTCAGCCACCAGTTGCCAACGCATCTGGCTGGCCTCCCCGGCCAGGGCAAACAACCCCTGAGCACGAGCATCTCGATCAAACTGCTTGAGCTGTCTGCACACAGCTCGTTTATCAGGGGTCGCCTGTGCAATGGCGGCCGCGCTGAATATCTTGGTAAGCCGAATATCCATCTCTGTTTTGGTCATCGCCGTGCTCCTTTATCGAGGCGGTGAAGACCTGGGCCCAGGTCGGCTGCTCATCAGTGCCTGGCCACCACGCCAGGCAGACGGGGAAAGCCCCCGTTTCGCTTACTTGACCAGGTGTTTACGCGCCTTGTTGACGATGGTGGTCAGCATGGCCAAACGCGATTTCTGGTTGGTGGCTTGGCCGTATTGATTAATGAAATCAACGGCTAGCTGTGCCTCCTCCAGGGCCTGCTTCGGACTGTGCATCAGCAAGCACTCCAGGGAGCTTTTGGCATCAGCCACGCTGGTATTGAGCAGTGCTTTCACATTCTCCATGTTCAGTTCCTCAGTTGATCAAAAACAGGCCTGTAAACAGGCCAGCGACGAAGGCTCCATAGATGGCAGCCATCACGTTAACCAGCAGCCAGAAAGCAGCTTCCAGATTCATGCTGCCCCCACTCTGGCCACTGGCTCTGGCATTCGGCACCACCATCGTCATCAGCTTCTTGCTCTTCCATAAGCTCCGTTTATTCATCTGTTCATCCTAGGGCTGCTCATCAGTACCCGACCACCACGCCGGGCAGACAGGGCGGCGCGGCCACCCTGTTTCGCATCGTGCTACCGCTCAAACTGCAGTGGCAGCCTGTCTGGGAATTCCTCCGCATCAAGAGGCGCCGCCGCCTGCCCCAGTACCCACAACAAGGCGGCCTCCACGCCATCCTCATAGGTGTCATCGGGGTAATCGGTACCTTCACTCTCCCGGATTTGCTCGCACAACAGCAGCTGTTCCAAGGCACTTGCTTCGTTAAAGTCCATCACGCACGCCTCCCTTACAACTTCGCCAGATCTAGGCTCATCTGGACGTAACGTCCCTGACCGTCCCGCTCGTAGAGCCGCAGGTATTGGCTGGTGCCGGTCACCTGGATGGCGTCGGCGATCGCTTGCATGGCCTGCTCCCACTCGGCGTCTTCGATGTTGAGCTGACGTAGGGAGAGCACCTGGTTGACGTCGATGTGCCCCGCCTTGGAAACCCGAAAGGCATGATCCACCAGGGCCCGCAACTTGGCGTCTGCGCCTTCGCTCCAGCTCTCTATGCAGCTATCAATCAGCACCTTGGCCGCCTGGATCCGTTCATCAAATTTGCGGTGCTCCCCCACCGCCCTGATCAACTTGTAACGGCCGTCGAAACTGAGCAGGGTCACGTTGCCCTTGGTACCGCCCCAGGCCACCCCATACTGCTCGGCCGAGAGGTCCACAAAGTCGGCTATCTGCTGCATGGCGCCGATCTTGAAAGCCGCCAGTTGTGAACGTTGTTCACGGGCCGCAGCGATAATGGTCATAACCACCTCATCACGCAGCTTGTCCGCTGGTGCGATCAAATTCTCCGGTACCCAGTGCCCCTGGGCGTTCAACCGCATCGGGATCGTGTCGTTGGTCTGTGCTTCTTGCATGAAAAACTCCTTGATTGCTCTCGTTGTTATCCGGTGGGCGGTCATTGGCGCCAGTGCAATACGCAGCCACCAAAACGTACCGTGGCCACCTCGCTGACTACGCCGGCCAGGTACTCGCGCCCCCACACCGCACGCCGTGTCATCTCCGGTGGCAAAGGCCCGGTCACCATCAGCAGAGGGGTATCGCGCACCTGACCGGTGCGAACCTTGCACCCATTTGCCGTCAGCCAGAGGCGCAGCTGGTCAGCGGTGTTTTGCAGATTTCTGTTCATCCCGTTCTCCTTGTGATTCCATTCACCAGGCCCACAACACACCCCGAGCCCGCTGGTTTACTGGCCGTGCTTCTCAACCTTGTCGAGCAGCCGGTTGTATTTGATGCCCAAGATCTTGAGCTCTTCGGCCAGCAGCTCGGCCAGAATGCGCAAGCTGCTGCTGGCATTCTCACCGTCGCTTTTTGCCTGGCGGCGCAATCTGGAAAGGGTGGCATCAGCGTCATAACGAACGTTCTTTTCCCCTCCTCTGCCACCCTGTTCAACGGCAAGTCGCATTGGCCGCCGTAACTGCTGGTCCTCGCTGAGCTGACTATGGGGGCAGCCGCTGTGGCACGCTTTCCAGAGCTTGATATCCATCGGCCTGGTCCCGACCTCATCCGCCTTCCTGCGCTGATGAGCCAGGCACTGATGCACCGGAATCGCCCCTAGGATGGGACATATCACCTTGTGTCCCATCAGGTTCCCTTCCACCAACTTCTGTACCCGCGCCAGATCCCCGGGGTATTTCTCGTTGCAAACCTGACTGATGGTGGTGCGAGACAAACCGAGCTTCTCGGCCACCACGGCCAGCGAACTGGCCTCAACTTCGGCTTGCAACACCTCAAGCCACGTTTCCATTTGATTCCTCCTCAACCCCAAACGGGTAGAGCTGTTTCTGGTTTTGATCCCAACAACCATCTGCCCGACAGATAGGGGAATGGCGGCCGGTATCTCTGACCAGTTGGAACCGCCCTGTTAATCCGGCTCGTGCAGGTACTGGCAAAAATTTGCCCACCTTATAGAGGACTTTCACATAACCCGCTTTAACCAAGCAGTTAGTGAATTGCCAAGCTTGACGCTGACCAACGTTGGCTGTGAGCATCAAATCCGCCAAAGTAAAACGGCTGCTGATCTTCATGGTGTTCCACATTTTCTGCTGGTTGGTTTTGCGCTTGCTTCGACATTTGGGCTTTTTCGTTCCACTGTTTTTCCCGATTGGCGGCGCCTTACCCAAACAGGCCACCTTGAACCAAGCCGGTTTTGTGGCAATTCCCTCTGGGTTTTTGATCAGATGGCCAGAGGAAAGCCAATCTCTCACGACCCTGTAAATGTGGGGTTCTGACATACCGGTCACGGCGACCACATCCTTGATGACGAAAGCCTCTTGCTCGCACATCCATTGCCAAGCCCGTGCCGTCATTGGTTCACTGCTTTTATCAACCACTGGAATCCCTCCCGTGCTTTGTTCTTATTTGGGTTGTGCTGCAATTACCGACTGCGGCGCACGTCATGCAGTAGCTCGCTGGCGTCCACGTCCTCCAGCCGGATAATCCGGGCGTCGGAAGCCATGGCCATCTTCTCGATCTTGTCCAGAGCCGAGACGATGGTACGCACCACCCCGTTGGAACGTTTGCGGATGAGGTCCAGCAGGGCGTCGTCGATCTCCACATCTACTTCCAGCATTTCGCTGGCAATCAGGGAGACGTCTTCCAGGTCGGCCGGTTTGAACTCGATCCACTGGGAGATCCGGTTAAACAGTTGCTTGCGCTGGCTGATGCGTCGGGCAATCTCCTCCATCCCAACCAGGATCAACGGCTGTTCGGTGGCGTCGTAGATATCGCGCAGGGTCTCCATGATGCGGGCATTGCCGACCACGTAATCCGCCTCATCCACGAAGATGGCCAACTCCTCTGCCCGTACCGCTTCGACGATGCCATCGACCTAGGCCCGTAGGTTGTGGCGCTGGGGAATGCCGATCTCCTTGGCGATCTGCTCCAGCAAGCTGGTCACGGTGTCGGCCTTGTAACAGCGCACATAGATGCCGTTCACCTCGTCCTGGTTAAACAACCACTCCACGGCGGTGGTCTTGCCAAAACCGGATGGGCCGTGGATCAAACCGATGCCCGGCACGATGCTGGAGCGGTTGAGCAGGTTGTCGAGCAGTTGCTCGGTCTTGATCATGTTTTTGACTTCGACGATCTTGTGTTTCATAGTCTTCTTGTCCTTATGTTCATGGTTCTACAGGGCCGCTCGTTAACCTTTTGCGTGGGTGTTACGAGTGACCCTGATACTTTCCAGATGGCGGTTAATCCGTTTCGCCATCAGCTTGTGGCTGTAGAGGTACTTGGTCAGCCACTCCTTCTCCCGCTCGGTCAGCGGGGCATCCAACTCCTTCTCAGCCAGATAGATGGCCTGTTCGTATTCGGTTTTGAGCGCCCTGGATTCCTGCCCGGCCGTCGCCTGGGCACGGGCCGCTTTTTCTTCGCGGCGTGCTTCTATCGCAGCCAGCTCTGCCGCGCTGAATTGGGCAGGTTCAGTGGGTGAGGCAATGCCTGAGAGTGCCGCCAATGCCGGGTTATCGAGCCCGAGATCACTGCGCTGGAACTGAGCCACATCACGCGCTTGGTCAACGAAATGGCGCACCACATCCTGATGCAATTCGTTGATGCCGAAGGTCTTGGCGAGGCTGCGCATCTCACGGCGGAAACTCGCCAGAGCCTTGGCATCGGCACGCTTGGCGGCGCGGAAGGCATCCGGGCTCACCCCGTTCCCCAACAGATCGAGGTTCACGGCCTCGATCCGCTCGTTCCAGTCGCCGGTGCGGTACAAAATGGCCCGGCCCACGTCGCTCGGGTCGAGGAACACGCTGACCCGCTGGCTCTTCCAACTGTTCTCCAGCAGCTCCGGGGCGCTGTACTTGAGGCCACCGGCCTTGATGAAGCCCTTGGAAACGGTGGCCTCACCGATATGGTTGAGCAGCAGATCCAGCGCCGACTCATCGACAATGGCGCGGCGTTGGTAGCGGGCGCTTTGATACTTCTCGTTGGGAGTCATCCCGAGTGAGCTGTGTTTGCGGTTGTGGTAACGGGCATCGAGCCAGTCATCGAGCAAGATCTGCAGCTCGGCCGCCGTCATGGCCAGCTCGTAGATCTCCTTCTCTGCATTGGGCTTGCGCTTCTCCTCCAGCCGTTCGGCAAAGCTCTTGCGAGCTTCGATCACCTGACGGTCGGCCACGCAGTGCCCGACAAAGGCAGGCAGCAACTCGATCAGGCCGTGAGAGAGAGTGCGGAAGAAGCGTTCGATATGCGGCTTCTCCCATCCTGAATAGGCGTTGGATCGGCTGACGTTCATACCGAGCAGGGTACAGATGGACATGACCCGCTGGCTCACGTAATCGGATCCGTTATCGGTGCGCATCACCCCGTTGTCGTTGAGGGTGCCCCAGGCCAACAGGGTCTTGCGCAGCAGCAGGCAGATCCCCTCGCTCGACGAGGTTTTGGCCACCAACAACCGCACCCGACGGGTGAACACATCGATCACCGCGATGATGCTGTGGCGGCCATCCACCAACATGGCATCGACGGGAGTGCTGTCGAACTCCCACACGTCGTTGGGCTGACCCATCCAGGGGTACATTTCCTCGATGGCGGTGCGGTACTTGTTGTTGTAGGCGTCGGGGTTGGTGGCATAGGTAAAGGCCACCTTGTTCTCTGCCAGCCACTTGACCAGCCAGCGGCGCAAGGAGGACTGACTCGGGATCTGCCAGCCAAGCTGGTTCATCTCGTTGTACTGGGTCGCCAGCTCATGCAGCGCACCCCACTTGTTCGCCAAGTGCGGTTTGGCGGTGATCAATGCCGTGAGGAATCGGGCCAGATCCGGGCTTTGCTCAACGCTGGATGGCCGCTCCCGCTGGTAATTGCCCGCCAGCGCAGCCGGACCGGCATCCGCCAGGGTGCCTTGCCAGCGCCGCAAGGTGATCAGGCTGAACGGCTTTTGTTGCTCATAGACGCTCACAGGTAGTGACAGGCTGCGGGTGCGGTATGCCTCGATAAAAGCGCGACGCCCCACCTCCCCTTGCTGGCAGGCTTGATAAGGTGCCAGGAAGAGATCGGCGGCCTGCAGGATCAACAACCGGGCATCTACCTTCTTGCGGGCAGCGGCCCCCAGGGTCAGCAATTTGCGCCCCGCATCCGGCTTCACTGGCACCTCGCGGGCAAGCAGCTTGGCCATCGCCTTGCCGCCGGCAGCATGATCGGTCACCGTTTGTCCCTGCAAGGCAACAGCCTGTTCTGCTAGGTAGCGCCGGCTTTCTGCGGGCAGCGAGCTGATGTGGTACTCACTGCCTTTACCATCCGAACATTTGCGTGAACTGAACTGCTCAGATCTTGCGCGGTATCGCACGCCCTGTACCGTAGTAGGCATACCCGGCAAACTGACTAGCTCCATGGATGTGAACCACTCTTTCATTTGCCATCTCCATACAGAGCCACGCCAAGGGTTTCACTCAATCCCGCCATGATCCGCGATGAGACAGTGCCATCGGCTGGCTGTCGGTGCTTGCAAGGGGCATAAGTGTGAATACACTCCTGTACGGTGCGGGGGCTGAAACCACGTTCAATGGCCCAGTTCCTTACGGAGTAACCACGCTTCCTAAGCTCTCCGTAGATGTGGTTGGCTGTACTTATGCTCATGGGGTCACCGTGATACAATTTGAGAAATCTTTCGCGCATTGCGCGAACAATTGAGAGTATTGATCAACTCAAAAACTCTTTCAATGGAAAGATTAACTCTTTTCTTTTCACGTATTCGCTCATTTGAGGTTTTTTGTTCTTTTCCTCATGAATCAATGAGTTAAACAATGGAAAGTGCTCGCGCCAAAAGAAAGCACGCTTTCCTTCTTGAGGGCTTTTATGGAAAGTGAATTCAAGAACAGACTTGAATCGATTATCGGGACGGAAAGCGCGCGCTCATTTGCGTTGAGGGCAGGGATGGCTGATACCACTTTGCGCCAGTATCTGAATGGTCGTTCTGAGCCAAACATGAGCCAGCTAATCAAGATCGCAGACACCGCAGGGGTTAGAATTGACTGGCTCGCAACTGGTCGTGGCCCAAAGGAAGACGCACAAGATGAGAGCCTCAACCCTGATGGGTTGGATAAGGCTCTGTTTGAAGAGGAATATGCGCTGATCGATGGCTACCACATCGCAGTCAGTGCCGGGCACGGAACGTTCAATGACCAGCATGAGGTTAAACGCAAGCTGGCCTTTCGCCGCAAGTGGCTCAAGTTCCGCCAGCTCAACCCGGACAACCTGGCCGTCGTCTTCGCTAAGGGTGACAGCATGGAGCCAACTATTCATTCTGGCGATTCCATCCTGGTAGATCTGAGCCGCAACCAGATCCAGGACGGAGGCCTGTTCGTGCTGCGCCTGGGGGATGAGCTCTATGCCAAGCGGCTGCAGAAGCGGGTCGATGGTGGGGTAAATATCATCAGCGATAACAAGGCAGGGTATGAGACGCTTTCCGTGCTCCCCAACGAGTTGGAGTCATTGAGCATCATCGGCAAGGTAGTCTGGCTAGGACACGATTTTTTTTAACCTGGGCCGCTTCAAAATGGGGTTTAAACGCCGAGTTAAACCCCAAACTGCATTGCCGACCACCCGCCCTGGGTTTTCATTTTTGGCGCAACGCCCCCGAAGACCGTCCATGAACTTTCATTTTGGCGCCGCCCGCGCCTAGAACCTCCCGATCCCCCTCTAAGCCTTATCAGCCTTGAGTTTGTCCCGCGAGATCCCACTTGCTTTCGGCTGCTCCCGGTTTTTTCATTCTCCGTGGTCGGTTACACCACAGCACAGGGCTTCTCAGCCAGAGCCAGCGGGAGGTGTTGGCCGAGAGGATGAACATACCCACCGAGAAGTGGAGCAGGTTGGAGAGCACGAAGAATATGATGATGGCGCCCAGCTGCTGCTCGCCGAAGGCCAGCACCATCAGCGGAATGCCGAGGTTGCCGGTGTTGCGAAACATGGCGGGCAGGATCAGGGCTGGTCGGCTGATGCTGCTAAGCCTGAGCAGGGAGAGCAGCAGCCCCGGCAGCAGGATCACCAGGGCCCCCGCCGCGATGAGAGACAGGTGAGCCATCAGATCCAGCGGGTATTTGACCAGCGCCGAGAACACCAGCGCCGGGGTAAACAGCTCGATATTGGCCCGGTTGACGTAACCCAGCGCGCCGCCCGGACGCAACCTGCCGTAGAGGGCGCCGAGCCCCACCACCGCAAACACCGGAATGACGATATTGAGCAGCGCGCTGAACATGGGCGAGTCCTTTACAGTTCGCGGGCGGGGGTTCCCATCAGCAGCACGGGATCCAGAGTCACTTCCTGGCGGCCGTTGCTCACCCAGAGCTGACCATCGGAGATGGTGCAGGTGAGCTGCATGGTGCGCTCGACCATCTCGGTCAGCGGCAGGGTCTGGCTGTCGGAGAGCTCAATCACGGTGAGGTTGTCGTGCAGACCGAGTTTGCCCTGGTTCTGCTTCCACCAGACGCTGGTGCCACGGCCGCCGTAGA